TCTGGTAATTTCTTCAGTAATTAGATCAATAAGTCCTTCAACTCGACTTTCAGTAACAACCTCTTTAACATCTCCCCATTTCTTAGTGTCAGACATTTGCTCAAGCAAAACTTCAAGACTTGCTCCTCTTTGAATACTAAGTTCATTTCTTGCAGCAGTCTTAGTCTCAATAGGAGTAAGTTCTTCATCAATATCTTTCTCTTCACCAGTCTCTTCATCAATGACCTTAGAAGTTCTTTTATCAATCCTACCTTGTTTTGCTTTTAAAAGGGACATTTCTCTTTTCTGACTTCTTAAAATACTTCTTAACTCAGCGTTTTCAGCAGCGCTTTCAGAGAGCTGTTCTTCTTCCTTTTTCTCTCTAGTCTTTTCTCCATCTTCTGCATCCTTAGCCTTTTCTCCTTCCTCTTCTCCCTCAGAAGTCTTATCTCCCTCTTTAACTGTCTCTTCTTTCTTTTCTCCTTCTTCACCAGTTTTTTCATCAGAACCTCCCTTATCATCAATATCATCCTTTGCTTCAAGCGCAGCAGCCAGACTTGACAAAGCAGTCTCATCAGTCTTCCCACTCTCATCTTGCGCAGTTTCTTCTTTTCCCATTTTATCCTCCGATTATTCTTTCTTATCAGTTTTCTTTGCCTGTGCCATTCTTGCCTCAGCCTCTACTTTTTTAATCTTTACCTCCTTTTCCTTAACTTTCATTTCTCTTTCAGCCATATCTCTATCATGTTCAGCTTGCACCATTTGCATCTTCTGTTGCTGATCATGAAATTGTGCTACTTTTTGTTTAACACTCCAAGGAAGTCCAAGATAATCAAGAAATATATCAGGTGGAATAACACCAGGATTATTATGTGAAAAGTCTGCTATCATCTCTGCAGTAGCAACACGCATAGTAGCTGTTTCTAAAGCATCTGACATTTCAAGATCAAACTTTCCAATACTTATATCATTCCAACCTTTAACTTGCGGATTCATCTGACTATTAATTTCCATCAGTTGAAGTCCCTTCTCTCCTTGTACTCTTATAATTTCAGCATCTGTTACATACTGTTGCATAAATGAAAGAAGTATATTATAACTCTTAATTCTTGACATCCTTAAATTATCAAACAAAAGATAAAGAACTGTAACTCCAGTTTCCTGCCTGTTTCTGACAGTAACACCAGCTTCTCGACTTGATGTCTGTATACTCATTAAGGAATCTTGTATACCAGAGGAGTCTTTCATACTCTGTGAAGACATAGCATCGAATTCTTTATAAATAGGGGGGATAGAGGGCTGTGTTTGAAACTTAACTTTATCAACTGCACCCTTAGCTACTTCAAGATGAAAATTGGGCGAAGTACTCTTTTCCTCATAGTTTTCAATATCAAGAATAGCACCTACTTCATGTATCAGTAGTCCTTTTGGAAGACTCTTAAGTTGACTTGATAACTGTCTTCTCATATCATTCTTAGATCTTTGAGGATCTTTCTGCATTGTAATAGCACTAAAGAAGTTATTATTATCATCATCTTTATATGCGCCATAAAGTACTGCAGGGTAACCTTCCCAGTTATAAGCACTCTCACCTTCTTCAAGTGTTACATTTGAGGTAAAGATTGAGTAGTAATAAATCTTCTTATAGCCTCCAACAGTAGAAGGAATATCAACAGGTTGCAAAACAGGTTCTCCACTTTCATCCTGTTCTCCAGTAGGAATACCTTCTTCAAGTATCTGTGCAAACCTATTAAAATCAGACTGAGTAAGAAACTCAGGTTCTCCACTAAGAGGATTTATAAACCAGACACCCTGTCGCATTTTATAGTACCAGCCTTCAACTACTCTATACTTATCATTTACCTCATTAAAGAATGAAAGATTTTCAGCTCCTCTTGCACCCTCTTGTATCTGAGCTATATCAGCATTAGGAAAGTAAAGCTTTAATTCCTCTGTTGTCAGCCACACATCAAGGAATAAATACCTTGCATCACTAAGATCAAGTTCTACACTATCTCCGTCAATATAGAAGTTATAACCTGAGAATCTTTTACAAGCTATTTTAGGTTTAAAAGGATTTTCTTTATTAATATAGAAATATAGGAGAGATCTACCAGCTTTTAAGGTATGTAAGAAACAATTAAGTTCTTTATCTGAAAGTTTAACTTTCTTAGCATAATGTTTAAGTGCACCATTGATAATTTCAGTCAAAGGCTCATCTTCCTTACCAATTGGGAATGCTTCAGGTTCATGCCGTGACTTTGCTGCTATTCCATAAAGCATATCAATCTTAGGCTTCACTTCATTATAAATACTAGTTGGTTTATCCTTACCTTCTAGTTCAAGCTTAACTTCCTTTATATCTTGATCTCCAGCATAGAACTTATAATCTTCAGTGGCAACAGTTCTCCAGTTAGTCTCAGCTGTACTTCTCTCAGCATCACGAAGCCAATCAAGTAGTGATTTATTATCACTACCAAACTTGCTATCTGGCGTTTCCATTCTTTCACTTGGCATCTTTACTCCTTATTTACAAAACAACCATAAGAACCAACTTGAAAGTCCTATAGTTAGTGCAATTATAAGACCAAGAATTACACCGTTAATAATAAGTAATTTAATATATTCTTTTCCAATAGAATCAATCATGCTGCCATCCAGTTTTGACTACCATTATTCTGCTGTGGTTTATCTCCCATTGGCTGGGTACTTTTCTGTTTTACTTTCTTCTTTCTGCCTGGCCACATAGTAGAGGCTACATTATAGAAATACTCTGTAAGACAAAGTGCATCAGCAATATTAGGACTCTGAACTCCTCTAAGTTTCATATCTCTTTTACTTTCAATTTTAAAGCCTCCATGAGCATTAAAACTATAAAAAGGACTTGCAAGTTCATTACATAACTCTTCTCCAAGTTCTCCAATAGGAAAGGAGTAAACTCCTCTCATACATTTCTCTCTTACATCAAGCCAAAGTTCATCTCTTAACATCTGGAAGCGCGTAATATCACTTGACTTCCTTTTAACATTAACTCCAAAGACATTAGATCTATTGAGCTTTTGTAACCAGTCTGTTACTCCTGCTCCAACTCCAATCTCATCAATAGCAATTCCCTCAGCTTCCATTTCAGCATATGTTTGAAGGATAAATCCACCAAGACTAATAGTATCCATTCCCTGGAATTCTTCCCATGGTTTTATCTCCAATCCATGCCTAGGAAGTATGATACTCTTATCCTCTCCATATCTTGCAACATCAACTCCAAGATAAAGAGGTTCATCTTCTGCTACTTTTATTTCTTGTCCCACACACTGCTGTGCCGAATGAAGTGGAATCAAAGTCCTCTCATCTTCAAGTGGTGGATCGCCAGCAACTCTTATTCTAAAGACATTAGAGTCAATTCCATATTTAATAGCCATTCGTTCAGGATACTCTGGTTTAACATTTGTGCTCTTTCTTGAGTCCCAGTGAAGTTTAAGCCAGGGTTTGCTTAATTCACTATGAAAGTGACTCTCCCAGAAGTAGCCTGTATTCTTAGTCATGTTACCAATCAAGAGGATATGATTATCTTCCTGTGTCATAGCACCTTCAAGAGGGATGAATACGGGATCTGGAACACCAGACGTTTCGTCGACGACTATTAATAAATGCTCCCCGTGAAAGCCAGCAAGCGTTTCTGCTTGCTCCTCTTTAGTTGCTTTAACAGAAGGACTAACTGCTCTGCACCACCACTCTTTGGGATGCTCCTTATGAAAGAGTTTATCTTTCTGAATAATAAATTCATCTCGAAGTATACTCATTCTAAGCCATTTACTTAATTCACTCCATAAAATATCACTTAACTGTCTCGCAGTAGGTGCAGTACAAACTACCTTTGGGTATGCTCTTGTAGTCATAAACCAGAGAATCAACATAGCACAACCTGCATCTTTACCAGTGCCATGTCCTGATCTTATTGTTATCATCTTACTTTTATGAAAGGACTGGAATAGTTCCATCTGCTGAGAACTTGGACCATCTTGTGGAACTTTGCTCCAGTCGAATACTTCATGTACAAATATCAGTGGACTCTTTGCCCACTCTCTTAGTTTTGATTCAATAAAGTTCATAATGTTAAGGTAACTAGTTGAGGACTTTAAAAGGCGGAGGATACCTTTCTTAGATAGATCACAACAGAGTCAAGTCCCGGCAAAACTCAACTTGCCCCAACCAGTTAAATGGTTGCAACTCTCTTTCGGCCACTCCTCCGTGGTTTCCATCCAGTCCTTCGCAAAGCCCCATAGACATATCTTGCAAGGTCTCTACCAGAAAGTCCTTTCTTCCTAGCTTGTTTTCTCAGTAATAGTTCTAGTTTCTTTGGCATTACTTTTTAAGAAGTCCTTCAAACCACTCATTAAATGTTCCAGGAGGTCTTCCCTTCTGTATTCCCTCTTTCACATACCTTTTAAAAGCAGCTTCTTTCTTATAACTCTTAGCAACATCTTTTAAAGTTTCTTTATATAATCCAGGTGCTCTTTGTCTAAGTTCAGTCAAAGTATGCTTAGCATATATATTAAAGATTCTATCATATTCCTTCTGAGAAATATTTCCAGTAATATCTTTTAACTTTCTTGAAGTAAGTCTTGCATGTCTTTCTATTGGCTGGTCTTGATAAAAGGGTCTTCCTTCTTTTATAAGTCCTTTTCTTTTACCAAAAGCAACTCTATCACTTGCCTTTTTAGTAGATGTTTCAAGTAGGCCAGATAAATAACCCTTTAGACTTCTCTCTCCTCTTGCTGCATATGAACTTAAGTGTGGTAATTCGTGAAACCACTCTATTGCTCCTGCACTTGGAGCAAGTTCTATTGATGATGTTTTACCAGGGTACCTTACATTCTGTCCTGTTGCAGAACCAAGTTTAGTTGAGTAGCCAACTTCTGTCAAAGGTTCAAGTGCTTCCTCTGGAGATCTTCTTATATTAGCTGCTATCTTTCTGACATCTCTAGGTATTATTCCAGCATCTCTAAATGTAGAAAAGGCATCTTGTTCGCCAGCTATATCTTTTGAAATAATATCTTTGTGTTTTGCACGAAAGGCTTTATTATACTTACTTGCACTCCTCCCAAGCTGCTGTAACGCTTTAGAAATACTAACAGCCAACCCACCAACACTCTCACCTACAGGAGCAATACCTTCCAGACTTTCTGGAACAACTCTTTTAGTAATCCCAAGTATATTCTTCCATCCAGAAGCAACTTCTTGAGGATAATCTCTCAGTCTTTCCTTTCCATATTCTATAGTTTCTGTCCCGAGAGACTTAATAAAGGCATCAATTCCTTTTCGTCTTCTAATCTCTTCAGTTGTTCTTTCTTTTCTTAATAACATATTATAGTTCCGGTATATAATCAGGGTCTTCTATATCTTGAGTTTCCTTCACTTCTTCAATAATAACTTCTTCAGCCTGACTTAGAGCCAATTCTTCTTTCTCCATCTTTATAAGATAAGAAACCATCCCTTTGATCTCAGATGGTTTTCCTTCTACAACAAGTTCTTTATCTTTCAGTATTTTAAAAGCAACTACAAGATCTCTTAAAGGCGCTTCATTAATTCTTTCTGGTGTTATAGCCTCTAAGATTTTAGCTTGTATACTAGTAAGTTGTAAGGACTGAAGTGCTCTATACTTCATCAGAATCCCTTGCTCAGCTTGTATCTTAGCAATCCTACTTGAGATAGTAGAAACAGAACACCCCAGTTCCTGAGCTTGATCCTTAAAAGTCAGTCCCATTTCATTCATATCAAGTATTACTTCAGTATCTATATCTAACATCTCAAAAAGCCTTCCTGTAAATTGAAATTAGAGCTTTCCATTCCATAGTTCTCTGTATCATATTCAACACCAGATGTCAACAACTATTTTCTAGCCATCAACATTTTCACATAATCATATACCTTCTTATGACTGTGACTTATCTAAGCAACTGATCTATATTTTGGTATCTGTGTAAAATAGTATCCTATCATTACCATCACCTGACCCTCTTGGGGTCTTGGGGGGTCTTAAGGAATGAATTTCAAGTCCACAAACTACCCACTATCATACACAACCATTTAATTAACGTGGGATTGAAATAAAGCTTGACAAACACATTTAAATATGTTATCATTGTTTCAACAAATCAATTTGTTCTTTGAAAATTTAATGTTATTGATTCTATTGCCTGCATATTAATAGGAGGCAATATGGAAACAACCTACATCGTTGACGGTATTGACCCAGAAGATGACAATCCAGTTATGTTTCCTGGCAATTCATTTGAATCATATAATGAAGCGAAGGCCGAAGCAGACGAACTAATAAAAGGCTTCATAAAGGTTCAAATTCGGAAAGTTGAAACAGAAATAATTTACACGGCACGAAATGAAGAGTTTACAAAGAGTAACTAATCAATCAATATGCAGGCAGTAGAGTCAATAACAAGTTATTAATCTTGTCAGATGCCAGTGGTATAACCAATATCTAATGGGGGTGTTATCATGGCAGAAGACAAGAAAAAGACACGTAGGCAATGGCAGTATGATAATGACACAAGTGAGCTGTCAACTAAAGAAGCAGACTTTTCATTAACTGGTATGACAAAAGAAGCAGCCCTATTCCTGAAGCTGTACGGTTGCAAGCAGTACCTTGCGGACTGCATAGCCAGCAAAGGTGGGGATGAATTCAGCGACAAGGAAAGAGCTGAAGCAATGACCGACAGGTTTGACAACTTGTGCAGCGATAAGTTCAAACTCATTCATACCGAAAGTGGGTTTTATTTCAAAGATCCTGACGCCGTAGCCACAAAACGTGGTGGTATCAAGAGAAGTGATCTTGTTCAAGGTCTGATTGACAGTGGCAAGTACACTGAAGAAGAAGCACTGGCATTTGCAATTAAGCTTTCACAAAAATAACCAACTACTACTGGTGTCTGGCAAGATTAATAACAACTAAGCAAGGTCAATTATTGACCAGGATGCTTAGAAGGAAATAAGTATGGTTGAACAATGAACGTGTACAATGAATGTGTACGTTTCCGTGGTCATACACCGGTATTTTTGTTGACCTTGCTGAGGTCTTCTATTTCTTACTCTTTGTTTACTTATATTTACATATAATTATTATAATATATTTATATATATCTATATACTTAATAATAGCTAAGAAGGGATATTGAAACTTAAAGAATAATAAGGACTTAGAGGATTAAGCTGAGAATATCTAAGCAAGGTCAACGATTGAACCCATGAAATATGGGGCCTGTTCACCGTCATTGTTCATTGTGCAGATGTACATTGTAAATATCGTTCATGGTACATGGTAACTGTACATTAAACATATGAACTTGGAAATAACTATTGACAACTGGGTTTTAATATGTTATCATGTGGTTATGAAGCTTGGATAGGAGGTGATTTAAA